ATGCGCAAGATCACCGGCAAGCGGCCAGTATTTGTGACGCTCGAAGCGTCAGGACCGAGCCTATCGTTTGTCGGCGCCATTAGCCGACTAAAGGCAGGAAAGCTGAATTGGCAGTCGATCTTCAATTACGACTTAGCTATTCCCATGACGCCCCGAGGTGGCGGCCGAGTGGTGAGTGCCAAGAACGTCGTGATAGCTCGGCGTGGTTTAGAGCTGCTTTCTGAGCTGGTGGAATACGGTGAAGCCGCAGCCGCTAACGAGCACGCGCCGTTAGAGCCCGCGACGTTTCCAACCGTGGTTTACGGGTACGGCCGAATCACGGGTGAAGATTATTCCGCGGTGCTGGGTTTTGCAGTTCCTAACCCCGCAGATGGTCTTGAGTCTGTTACGGCGCGCAGGTACAGCGCGGCGGAAAAGGTTTTGTCTCGTCGTGGACTAGAAAAGCTGGAGGACATCGCTGAGGAAATGTGGCCAGTACTGATGGCCGAATTCCGCGCCGAGTACCCCGACTTCCAAATCGCCGGCGAGGTGGTATTGGACGCGCTTAAAACGCGCGCTGATTTTGTGAATATTCCGCTCCCCGCCGATGAGGCGTTGGCGGTCGATCCCGACGCAGTCGTGCAGGCAATGCGCGATAAGCTGTCTGGCCGGTTCCGTTACGAAGCGTCCTACAAGGATTTGCTTCTTGCGGCGGCTAATCCCGGCAAACCGCTGCGGATCAGTCGGCTTTCCGCGCTGCAACTGTTTCCTGTGGAAACAGCGCAGGACTTGCCGGAGTGCTACACGGGTTCGGTGTTGTCGCCGGTGAAGCTGTCGGAAGCCGCCGCCGCGGTTTCCCCCGGAGACCCGACACCGGTAGAGGGTAATTGAATGTCGCGCTATTTTCTAAACCACGACTGTTCGTTGGACTGGTTATTGCGGCAAGATAGTCGACCTGACATTTTGCCGAAATTCCCGGACGACGATAGTTTTGGTTTGGTTGTAGCGTACCTTGCGTCAGGGCGCATGGTGTCTGAAGTTATTCCCACGCCGCAGCAGTTCCCCGAAATCTGCGGCGTCGGTCTTCCGTTGGGCAGGCTGTATTTCCATATTTCCAAAAATCGGTTATACAGTGTGTGCGAGGGATTAACTCCAGAAGCATTTAACAACTAAACGAGCGCTAGGCAGTGCGCGTTTTGAAGGAACCGGGCGGCAGATGAAAGCTAGTAATCTGCCGCCCGGCCTTCCCTTTCTTTTTTTTAGCTATTGAGGGAAACATGGCGCAGCGATACGGCGACCCACGCTCCGAGCGGCTGTCTAACGGACGAAGTTTGGCCGATGTAATGCCGGGCCGCACCAGAGGCATTCAAGGCGTTATTGTTGCCCCCTCAACTAAAGGCGGCGTACCTATTAACTACAACCCGCACGACATATCAAACATGTCAATTACCGTAGACCCCGACGGAGAAGGTAAGACGGTATTAAACATTGGTCGGTGCAGCGCCGACGAGATACACACTGCAAATGACGAGGCTAGAAAAAAGTTTCCGGGGCAAGACATAGAGTCACAGCGTGAACGCGCGTTATACGCTTTTCAGTTGCTGGCAAAACCGGCAGTAAAAACCGCTGTAGCCCCACAACCTGTTTTGTCGCGTGAGGACGTGCTAGCAGACGAGGAAAGTGAAGAAGCAGAATTAATCCGGCAGCTTGCAGACGACGCCGGCATTTCTCTGCCTGCTACTCCCCCCATCGAACAAATTGATCGGAGCTACAGCCCGATGACGGCCTTTGGTTTAAAGAAAAAGGTAGGGCTTTCAGCGCCACCCACGGCTGCGCCCAGTAGCGCTAAAATCGGCCCACCGCAAAAACTGGTGTATTTTGAGAAAGAGGGTATAGGGACTGTCCCCGCTTTTTTTCATGACATTATTACGGCCGTGACATACGCCGACGATACGAGCACAGAAGAAAGCGGCTTCATGGTGTTAATATACGACATTCGTTTTGAGCAGAGCGCCGCGCGGTGGTTTCCTCCAGCTAACGACCCGTATAACCGACCGTGGGCTGTTCAAATTAACGGCGCCAACAAGCTGTATCTTGTGCATACAACTGGTTTCCAGTATGTTTATGACAGCCACGAATACTGTATTCTGTTGGTTGAGAAGGCTGTTACCGTGCAGGAATGAGAAAATGGAAAAAATGGCCGTGATTCGCCCCGGGCTTACACCTCCCGAAAACGGCGTCGAATCTGGTAAAATTGAAGAGAAAACCGCCGCGGTAGAAAACCTCGACAGCGATTTTCGAAAAAAAGCTGCGGAAGCCGCGGCAAAAATTCCTCAAAAATAGCGAGAAATTGCCGTGGTTTTAACGCCATCTGGGCAGGGCGGTTACGGCTCTATGGGCCGTGGCACAATGGCCGACGAACGGTTTCCCGACCCGTTCTGCGACATGGCCAGCCTATCCATGCCGGAAAGCATTCAGACCGCCTTGCGGTGGACTGAATACATCATGAATGCCAACGGTGTATACCGGCAGGCTATTGATCGCGTTGTGTCTTATTTTATTACAGACGTAGAAATTTACGACATCGGCGAGAATACGACTGGCAGAGAAGAAAAAGAAAAGTATCAGGTTTTCCTTGAAGATACGCTGAAGATTCGCAACGTGCTGCATACGATTGCCATGGATTACATGACATATGGCAATTCGTTTACCAGTCTTCTGTTGCCATTTCGCCGCTATTTAATGTGCAAACGTTGCGGCTTTGAGATGCCGTTTGACAAAGTTTACAACTCACCGCAATGCGCGTTTAAATGGCAGAATTTCGAGTTCCACGCGACATGCCCTAAGTGCAAATACTCTGGCGTCTGGCGGCACATCGACCGGCGCTCGGGCGACTCAGAAAATATGCACGTTAAACGCTGGAGCCCACATGAGATCGACATTTTGTGGGACCCGTACACCGATGAGTGCTCGTATGTTTGGAAGATTCCGCAAGACTATCGGACACTGATTAAAGAAGGGCATTTACATCATTTAGAGCGCGCTAGTTGGGAGATAATTCAGGCTATCAAAAATGAGCAGAACCTCATGTTTGATAAGGGCATGATCTATCACTTGAAAGAAGACGCGCTCGCCGGCATGCGCAATCGTGGCTGGGGCATCTCGCGCATTTTGGCTAATTTCCGACAAGCGTGGTACGTGCAGATTCTCCACCGCTACAACGAGGCCATTGCGCTGGACTATGTCGTGCCATTCCGCGTCATTACTCCGGCACCCCGCGGCGGCGATGGGCAGTCATCTGACCCTGTGCATACAATTAACCTTTCAAATTTTGCGTCGCGTGTACAGTCTATGTTACGCGCCAGACGAACAGACCCGGCCCGCTGGAACGTGCTGCCGTTTCCCGTGCAGTATCAAGCCCTCGGCGGCGACGCCACGCAGCTGGCGCCCAAAGACTTAATTGATCAGGGGCTAGATACGCTTTTAAAGTGTATCGGTATGCCCGTCGAACTGTTTAACGGCACGCTGCAGTTGCAGGCAGCACCGGCAGCTTTACGTTTATTTGAGGCGAACTGGAGCCATCTGCCGCTGAACCTCAATACGTTCATGGCCGAATTAGTAACGCAAATTGCGCGCTTTATGTCGTGGGAACCTGTCGGCGCCAAGCTTGTTCGCGTCACACACGCTGATGACCTGAATCGTCAGATGGCGAAACTGCAGCTTATGCAGGCGCAACAGATCAGCAAGGGTACTGGACTTAAGAGCGTTGGGCTTGACTACGAAGAAGAAATCAAACGCATGCTCGACGAAGAAAAGATTTACGCTGAAGAGCAACAGCGCATGCAAAAGGAAATGGAGCAGTCGCAGCAGATGCAGGACCTGAGCCAGCAGGCCCAGATGATGGGCGGAGTTGGCAATGCGGGTGCTGGCGCAACCGGCATGCCGCAAGGCGGCGCTCCGGCGCCTGCTGGCGGTGGTGGCGCACCTCCTCCGGGAACGCTGCCCGGCGCGGCCCCATCGTCTGTCGACCAGTTCATTATGCAGCGACAGAACTCCCCAAATGTTCCGCGCACGCCGGAAGACTTACAGCAGCAAGCCCAGCTCATTGCGAACGACTTGCTGTCTAAGCCTGAGTCCATAAAGGATTCGGAGCTAATTAAGTTGAAGCGCAGCGATCAAACGATGCACGCGCTTGTAACAAGCATTATGGACGATATTCGTCAGCAAGCCCGGTCGCAGGGCGGCGCTATGGTTATGCAACAACAGTTCGGCCAACCTGCGGGTTAAACTGCATGCGCATCGGAATATGTACTCATTACGCACATTGCGATCAGGCGTACCTAGCGATTCGGCTCGCGGATTTTTTGCGTGAGCAGGGCGTCGAGGCGTCTCTGTATGCGCACGACAAACCCGGTAAACTCGGCGCTGCGTACGACAATAAAATAATTCATCGCGGTCGCGCCCGGTTTACGGCGTGGGCGAAAAGTTGTCGTTCGATTATCTGGACGCATGTTCCGTCTATTGAGCAGTTAAATTACGTAAAACGTCAAAACGTACAAACCGTAATTGTGCCCATGTGGCAAGACCTGCGGACGCCGTTTCGCAAGACGATCCGCGCTGCTGACCATGTGGTCGCGATGTCCGCTGAATGTCGGGAACTTTTTCACAGCGTCTACAAGTTTAAAAATACGACGCTTGTGCCTTTTGACACAGGGTTGCCTCCTACACGCAAAACGGTGAATGTGAACCAGCGTCGGATACGGCTGTTGTTGCCGTGGTTTGACCGAAATGCGCGCTGCGCTCACCAGCTATTTTTGACAAATCTGCAACTGCTGCTTACCCGGATGCCGGAGGCAAATTTAACGGTTGCAATTACGTCTAGTCAGTTTTCCCCGGCGATAGCGAAGTTTTTTACGCGGCTTGGCGAAAAACTCGACAAACGTGTAAATGTTATCCGGCGTGTGCGTTACGCCGACCGACCGAAGTTGTTCTTGAATCACGATTTAACGCTATACCCTGCAGAGTGTGACAACTACGGTTTTTGCGGTCTGACGTCTATTGCTTGCGGCACGCCAATATTAACATTTGCCGTACCGCCGCAAATTGATTTTGCATATCCGGACACAAACGCAGTGGTAGTAAAAACAAAAGTGAATTATGATGAGTACGGCGTCGCTCATGCTGACCCTGATTACGAGCGATACTTTTCGGCGCTGCAAACGCTGATTGCCGAACCTTGGCATATTGATGCCATGAACAAACGAATCAACTACAACTTAAACTCTCGACGCAAATCTTTTGAAACGGGGTGGCAAGCTATTTTGCGTCTTGTGTAGCGCATGGAGGCGCCGCATGAAAAAAACTCACGAGCTATCGTTTGATAAAACAATCGAATTTTCGCGGCGGTATTACAAAGATCACACTACTTTGCTCGGAGAGTCGTTATCGGCGCACTGCCAACAAGTAGCGCGTCAAGCTGAAACGATTGCCGGTCGGTTGTACAAAGATGTGCGCCCAGACTATTTTCAAGACTCCAGCAAAGACGGCATTGCGGCGATTATCCACGGCGCCCTACTCCACGACATTTTCAACGTCGGCGCCTGCCCGTTTGAGCACGTAGCTGAGGCCACGACCGTTCAGATTGCGGCCAGCGTCGCCGACATTAGCCGCGACTTTCGTTTAGTAGAGACAAAGCGCGATATGGAGTTCCGCGGCCGGCTAAGTCAAAGCCCTGTCTCGTCGCAAGTAATCGCCGCGGCAGACATTATTTGTACTGCCAACGACGCGCTTAAATTTCTAACCGCTTCCGGCCACTCAGCGATACCAAAGGTTAAGAAGATTCTTACCCAGCTTGACGGTGACTTGCTAGCAATACATGCAGCCAACAAGTACTACTCTCTGCGCCTGTACGTTCACGCCGCTAGAAACCTCTTGACAACTATTAGTCAAGAGATTAAAACCTGCAAGAATCGCGTCAAAATGGCTAGAATTGCAGCGGCGTCAACAGAGTCGCTGCGGGAAAAAATAGCCGCACGCGAAAAAGAAACAGCAGTTCCGGTAGAAACAAAAGGACGAAAAAATGCCGGCAAAAAATCTCGTACGTCAAATTCTTGATCAGTACAAGACGGCTAATCCTAACCACACCGAACCAGAGACAAAGCTGCTCAACGGTTTCGGCGAGTTCGCTGAACAATGGTTGCGTACGATAAAGATTATCGGCGTGGGGTATACGGTTAACGGCATGGTGCTTCGTACGGCCGCGGGGGAAGAGTTGGTCTTGGATGACTCGTCCGCCACGCCCCCGACAAACATTCCGGGATACAACGCGGTCGGTATTACTGGCAACGCCGCCCCGATGTCCGTGACCACACCGATGCGGCCATCGGACTTCTCTATTACCGGGGGGGCTGGCTAGGCGTGTTTATTTGTTTTGAGGGCATTGACGGCGCTGGTAAAACAACTCAAGCGCGCATGCTGCATCAACGTCTGTGTGCCGAAGGACTATCGCCTGAACTAGTCCACGATCCCGGCACGACAAAAATCGGTACGGCTATTCGGCAGATTCTTCTGCACAACGACGCCCCGATCTCTGCGCACGCGCAAATGCTTCTTTTCTCGGCCGCGCGGGCTGAACTAGCAGTGCACATTCGCGCGGTGCTTGATGCCGGCGGCCACGCCATTTGTGACAGATGGTTGCTTTCCACGTTGGTTTATCAGGGCGAAATAAACGGCATCAGCGAAAAACTAATTACGACAATTTTTCAGGAAACCTCGCGCGTTGAGCCTGACCTCTGCTTTCTTCTAGACCTCGACCCTGAAGATGCGGGGGCTCGGATGACAAAAAGGTCCGGCAGCCAAAAAATGGACCGATACGAGCGGCGTTGCGTCAGTGACCGAATCCGTATGCGCGATGCTTATCTCCGCTACGCCGACGAGCCGCCCCACAACAAAAACATGTATGTTGTCTCTGCCGCTGAAAGCCCAGAGGAAACACACGAGTTGGTGTACGATGCCGTCATGACTGTCTTTTCTAGAATGGAGTCTAAAAATGACAATGGCCGTAAGCGTTTGCTTGAAAAATCGTGAACGTTCCGCTGCCTTATTGCAAGCCCGGCAACAAGCGCAGCAGCTAGAAAAAAAGCTGTTGCTGTCGCCACAAAACAGAACAGCTGTTGTGGCTATGCGTACGGTATGTTATTTGTTGATTCAGTTAGTGCAAAAATACGTTACACGGTCCCCGAAGGCTTATCAGGACTACGAGCAGCTTATGCACTGCACTCGCATATTGCGCGAGCTTGGATTTAAACCACCAAGCGCTACAGAAACCACCGCTGACGAAACTACGTATAACGCGGACGCTGTAATTAATTCGCAGGACTACCGGTATCTGCGTAACCGCGCGATTGCGTGTTTAGCCACTATTGCTGATCTCACTGAAAAACCTACGGCTGTCGGAACACCCGAGTTTCAAAGCGGTATGCGTGAGGGTTACCGGCGCGCTAGCGATATTGCGGCGGCTTTTTTAACTGACTTTGGCGCAGGAGTTTCTGACGATGAATAGCACTTTGATCGAACTACGGGATTTGAATCCCGAGGCTCTTTTGTTAGATAATATGGACGAGGCGCTTGTTGGCGTCGGTCAGGTTGGCCTTGCTGACCCGGTCGCTGTCTATAGCCAAGCTTTGATTTTTGCAAAATTGTCGCGCGATGGTTTTTCCCCAGAGGAAGCCGCCGCGTATTTTCAAGAAAAAATGACTGAGATGGCCAACGCAACCTATGCTCCGGTAATTTTACGGGACGTCATCGAGGAATAATTTTCGTGGCCACCATAGTTCTTAATTCTGCAGACACGATTCAATTTGTTAACATTAGTGTCCGTGATAAACAGTCTGCCCCAACAATGCTCATGCAGGCCGGTGATTGGCAAAACGAGTCTGGCGTAGAAACCGGTATAACGGTTGACGTCACCGGCGCCGAAGTGCCAATCTTAACTGCCGACAATGCCCGAAAGCTGGCCAAATGGTTACAACGCGCCGCCGACAGCTTAGACGGCGTAAAATCGCCCGCTAAAAAACGCCACAAATTTACGTACGAAGAAGACGACGATAACGACGATTTTTCGCGGCGGTATTGACGTGTGCGTGTGTTGGGTCGGGCTGCGCGATAGATTAAACTATATGCTGCGCGCACCAACCACAAAATTATCGCCATGTCAAACAAAAAAATATCCGAATTAACGCCAAAAGCGATTCCGGGCTCGGCGGACCTCTTGCCAATTGTCGACGTTGGCGTAGAGCCATACGCGTCAAAAAAGACTACTGTTAGCGGACTTGCTGACGCGTTATCTTCGCTAATTGATTTCTCTGGCATTGTTGGTTACACGGGACCAACGGGTGTCACAGGAGCAGCCGGCGCGACGGGTGCTCAGGGCCTTCAAGGAATTGCCGGGTTGAATGGGCCCGGAGGCCCGACTGGGCCGATTGGCCCGACTGGGCCTACTGGCGCTACCGGCGTTCAAGGCGCTACCGGCGTTTACGGTTCCACCGGCGCAACTGGGCCACAAGGCTCGTCTGGCGCGAGCGGTCTGTCAGGTCCCACCGGACCGATTGGCGCAACCGGACCTGCAGGTGTTACAGGTCCTTCTGGCTTGACTGGGCCTACCGGCCCTACTGGCGTCACTGGTGCAACTGGTCCTTCTGGCTTGACTGGGCCTACAGGTCCTACTGGCGTCACTGGTGCAACTGGTGTTACTGGCGTGACTGGGCCTACAGGTCCTACTGGTTTGACAGGGCCTACAGGCCCTACTGGTGCAACTGGTGTTATTGGCGTGACTGGGCCTACAGGTCCTACTGGTTTGACAGGCCCTACTGGTGCAACTGGTGTTACTGGTGCAACTGGTCCTTCTGGTTTGACAGGACTTACGGGCCCTGCTGGGCCTACTGGCGCTACGGGGCCTGTCGGGCCCGCCGGCAACGACGGCAACTCTATTACTATTCTTGGCGTAATAAGTTCTTGGCCGCCGGCAACTGCCGGCTCAGCCGCCGTGGGCGATTTATGGCTTGCAGTTACTCCCGTCCCAGCCGGCGCTCCAGCTGGAACTGTGGCCGGTGACGGAATTATGTGGTCAGGTTCAGCGTGGATAAACATTGGCCAGATACGGGGCCCAGCTGGCCCCAGCGGGCCTCAAGGCGCAACCGGCGTTGGAGCTACAGGTCCACAAGGCCCGACAGGTCCAGCCAGTCCTGCCGGCAATTCTTGGACACGGTTAACCACTTCAAACTTTGTAAGTAATTCATTTACGGCAACCTCTGGTGGGCAATACTACTTTGCGCCTGACGATACCACGTCGCTAATCTCTAGAACGATAGCTGACCCGCCGAGCCCAGCTCAGGGCGCCTATTATTTAGTTTGGAATCAAGGCGACCCGATCATCACGCTTGTAGGCGGTACCGCGGTTCGATCAGGTCAAATTGTCGCGCGTATTTTTGATCCTTCGATGAGCGGTTGGTTTAACAGAGTGCTAGTCGACACAAATAGCGTCGGCAGCGACTACGAGTTTTCTGTTAGCTTTAACGGCTCAGCGCCAAATGCTGTTACCAGTTTGCCCGCTGGTTGGTCAGCCAGCATATCGTCGAATGACGTCACAATTACACACACTGTCGGCAAGCAGGTAAAAGACGTTACTTATTGGGGATATACGGCGTCTTCGGCGTTGTGGCACGCTCGCTACCCGACAGCTAGCAATGAATTAACTACAACAAACGCAGGAAAAACAACCGCTTTTACGATTCGTATTTCTAACACGGTTGTGTCGTGCGACAGCGGCGGCACTGCTCGAATAGTTTGTTTCTTTTAATGGGGTGTTGTTGAGCCATGACTCTCGCACCTCCAAAAATTCTTCAGATACGTATATTAAGCGTAACCGAGTTGCCGGATCGGCTATCCGGAAACTATTGGTCTAGCAGCGCTTATCGGTGGACAGCCACGTTAGCGGTTAATCCGCAAACTCACGGCGACCCGGCGTCTTCAACAGGCTTTTACTACACAGCCCGCGACATCAAAATCGGCGACTATGTCGTAACCAGCGGCCGTGGTTTAATTCTTAAAGTAATTGCTGTAAATGCCGGTTCGGTTACAGACACGTCTATCCAGTGCACGCTTGAAGACGAAAAACAATACAACGCGTTTCTAAGCGAAAACTCAGACGGTGACGGTTTAATTCCGTCAAACAATACAGAAGGCGTACTGTTTGAAACAAAAAACGGCTGGCCTATTTTGCATCCTTTACCGGACGCGTTGGCTGGTACGTTGCCGCCCTATTTTTCAGCTGACATTATTTCTCGGTTTATGTACACCCGGCCCGCCGACTCTGGCGGCAGTGGGTCTGCAGGCCCTACAGGTGCTGCTGGTCCTACTGGTGTTGCAGGCCCAACCGGCGTTGCTGGAGCTACTGGTCCAACTGGCGCTGCTGGGCTAAACGGAGCTACTGGTCCAACCGGTGTTGCTGGAGCTACTGGTGTTGCTGGTCCAACTGGCGTTGCTGGGTTAGATGGCGCTACTGGTCCAACTGGGGCTGCGGGCGCTACTGGCGTCGCAGGCCCGACTGGCGTTGCTGGAGCTACCGGTGTTGCTGGGTTAGATGGCGCTACTGGTCCAACTGGGGCTGCTGGCCCAACTGGCGCTGCGGGCGCTACTGGCGCCGCAGGCCCGACTGGCGTTGCTGGAGCTACCGGTGTTGCTGGGTTAGACGGAGCGACGGGCCCAACCGGCGCTGCTGGGCTAAACGGAGCTACTGGTCCAACCGGTGTTGCTGGGCTAGATGGCGCTACTGGTCCAACTGGGGCTGCTGGTCCAACTGGCGTCGCGGGTGTTGTTGGGGCTACGGGCGTTATTGGCCCAATTGGCCCCGCTGGCGTCACCGGTCCAACTGGTCCTGTTGGAGCTACTGGTCCAACTGGGGCTGCTGGGTCGCAAGGTATAGACGGAGCGACGGGCCCAACCGGCGCTGCTGGGCTAAACGGAGCTACTGGTCCAACCGGTGTTGCTGGAGCTACTGGTGTTGCTGGTGTTGCTGGATTAGACGGAGCTACTGGTCCAACCGGTGTTGCTGGTCCAACTGGTGTTACAGGCCCTACAGGTCCTGCTGGTCAGCAAGGTGTTGCTGGTCCTACTGGTGTTACAGGTCCTACAGGTCCTGCTGGTGTTGCTGGGCCGCAAGGTATAGACGGAGCTACTGGACCTACAGGCCCCGCCGGGGTTGCTGGTCAGCAAGGTGTTGCTGGTCCAACTGGTGTCGCCGGGCCGCAAGGTATAGACGGAGCTACTGGACCTACAGGTCCTGCTGGTCAGCAAGGTGTTGCTGGTC